TTGAGATTAGTTTGCTGTGGCATAATCCGTTAGAACTGCAAAATGACTTTAATATCTTCTTTTTGGTTAGATGACCTCGTGATCGATGGTCTATTGTCTACGTAAACAATATTACCAGAGTGCTTTCTAACCTCAGCACCTGCTACACCATTGTCAAATGACTGACCAAGGTAATATGTCCTATTATTTATTACGGTACTTACACCCGTAAACGAGGTATCAATCGCAAGGTTAGATCCTGTTGAAGGAACGATTGTAATACTTCCACCAGTTGATGGTGCTGAAGTAAATTCTTTTAAGTCAAAACCATAAGTAGGAAGAGTTTGTGCAGTTCCAACAGTGTTAAATCCTGCAACTGAACGATCTTGCCAATACTTCAAAACACCTGTTGTTTGATCATAGTTTATGACTCTACCAACTGCTGTAGATCCGGTTGCGACAGTTTGTGTCACATAAGAATCTGCTTCAAAAGTTGCAGAACTATATCCAGCGCCCACTAACTTAATCGCTGGGACAGCACTAGACTTATCTGATGTTAAGATAGTGCCAGCACTTTCTTCTGGGTTTTGAACAACACCGATTCTTGCTACCTGATTTCCAGTAATAAAATCGGGGTTTTCGTTGTCATTCTCGATTCTTGAATATAGAAGAACATTATATGCTCCCAACTCTCTATAAATGTCCGCACCATGACCTCCTTGAGGAGTCATTATTACGTCAAATGTTGGTCTAGAAGTTCCTGTTGGAACTCCACCTGCGACCAAATCAACACTACCAAATGTATAATCAGAACCTTGATTTGATACAGTGATAGAATCAACTTTTTGATCGTTGTTAATAACAACAGTACAAGTTGCACCTGTTCCATCTCCTCTGATGGGAACATTTGAATATGTTCTATTAGCAGTTCCAAGACCAACACCACGATCGGTGATTGTAACGATTTTGATAGATCCGTCTACAGCATTATCTCTTACAGCGGCATTATCTGTTGATGTTGTCCAATCAGATGGCACTGGAATATAATCAGTCGTTTCAAACTTTACAATCTCGCTTGGTTTGATTCTAAAAAGATATTTCCAGATATATCCATCACCACTTGTCCCTGCAGATCTTGGTTCAAGATCCGTGAATGTTGGTTCATCCAGAGAGGGTCTTCCACTGGGGTTATCTGGATCTGTTCCATTTTGTAAACAAATGTAGACTTGATAGTCTTCATTTATTACAAAGTATGATGCAGAATATAAGTTGGTTGCACCTGATACTTTAGCAGTATTTGATCTACTATAATCATGACGATAGTAGTCATAAGTTGTACCAGAAGACCATTGTCTTTTAGGCACCACTTGCCTTACGTCAGAAGTATTGATTTTCTTCAAAGCGATCATTGTATCCCAATAATCATTCTCCTGATCAAAGTTGTCCTTTGGTGAGGGAGGATTACTGTTCCAATCAGATTGATAGTCTGCTGGATTTGGCAAACCAATAAAAGAATAATATGTGTTGATGCCTACATCAGACACAAAATTCTTGGCATTTAATACTCTAATCTGATCAGTTATAATAGCAGCCATTTGTACTGGTTTTTTTACTTATTTATTGTTGGTGTTGGGCACAAAAAATATTTAGACTATGTAGTTTGTGAATTTCAAAGGATTAGTTCTTCTAACCAATCCAGAGGTAGAAATACCCCCAGTGCCATCTTCGCCATAGAAGTTATATGTGTAAGACTGAGCACGTCCTGTCAGATCAATGCGTCCCCAACTGTAATCGCCCATGTAGTTGGATGTTGTGTATATTCCACCAGTGGTGGTTCCAAGTCCAACAACAGTTGCCTGAACTCTTCTGATATGAGTTGTTCCAATGCCAGTGATGTTAGACTCTACAGTCGAAACAGAAGCGACTTGATACACATTATCAATATATTCAGATCCAATGCCAATCGTGCTACCACCATTGTCTTTAGAAGTTATCGACGTTGTGGCGAGTCCTACGTTTGAGTTGAAGACCATGAAATAATCATTTGTCGAAATGCCACTAATAGTGACAGCAGTACCCGTGAGTGATGCATCTCTCATGAAAGATCCTGCGGGCACATGAAGATCAAGAACAATCTGTAGATTAGATCCAGAGGCAGTTGTGCCGAATCCAACAACGATTCCATTGTCACCAGCGTATGATCCAACGCTGTTTGTTTCAACGTTAGATGTAGGTGGAGCAATCAAGACTTGTGGTGGTTTGACGTTGGTATATCCAGTTCCTGCATTAGAAAGTGTGATAGAAGTTACAACCCCAGCAGTGATAGATGCGGTTGCGACGGCAGTTGTCCCAAGTCCAACAGATTGTGCAGTATTTCCAATACTTATTGTTGGTGCATTTGAATATCCAACGCCACCTGATGAGATAGAAATCGAAGATATTGTTCCAAGTCCAGAAACAATCGCTGTAGCAGCAGCTCCAGTCTTTGTATCTTGAGATACAAGAGTTACTTTATTCTGGAAGGTCAAACTTGTTGCATCTTCAACTTGAGAGTTAAAGAACGGTCTGATATTATCAACATAGATTACAGTTGAACCGATTCCTACAGACTTGATCAGATACGCTCCAGGTTGAATACCTGGTTCATAAAGTTCTCTATCCTTACCAACTTCAATATTGTCAATAATCTTATCTTCAGTTTGCCTGCAGAGAGTGACTGGTCTTGTCAGATTTTCATCAGCAGTGTTACCTGGTCCATAGTATGGATCAGTCGTGATAAGGTCAGTAGCGTTGATTTGATCAACAACTCTTACATCTTCATCAAGGAATGATTCTTGACCACGACTTTCATCAGCAAGAATCTGTAAAGTATCGCCAATCTTGACAGGAGGAATGATATCTCTGAATACAACATCAACAGCACCAGTTCCTTTGTAGAAAATAATCTTAGACTTATCACCAACTTTAGGTGCTTCAGTAAATGTGATTGTTGAACCACCAGTGAAGATGTATCCCTCACCTGGAACCTGTAAAGTATCGTTGATGAATACAAGCAGAACATCCTGTACGTTGATATTTGAACCTTTTGCTGCTCTGATGGTGATCAGTGAACCAGAGTTTCTCAATGAGAAAGCAACTGTGCTTCCATCAAAGAGATCATCAAGGTTGTCAAGAACTTGCAAAGTTCCAAGAGACCATGCTGTAAACTCATCAGTGAATGTGGTTTGAACATCCAATAACATCTCACGGAAAGAAGAAGTTGTTGGAATACCTGTCAGACCACCAGTTGGAACGGTGAGTTTTTCACCAGGTTTGTATCCAAATCCAGTGTTACTGATTTCAAAGGATATGATGCTTGATCCTTGACCAACAACAACGTCCATTTTCGCACCGCTTCCGACACCACTAGAGATGGAACTGTAAGTGAGTGCGATTCCACTGTATGACAGAGGATCATCAAAGATGACATAAGGAACATTAGAGGTGGTGTAACCAGTGCCTGGATTAGTAATCGCAACACTTACGATATTACCATTACTAATCGCAGCGGTGCCAATAAACTCAATGCTAGGAGCACTTGAGTTGGACAATGCAACACCAACATTGACCACTGTTTGAATACCAGCGCGATATCCAGAACCACTATTACCAATACTGATTGCTGAGATTGTGCCAGCAGCAGAGACAGTAGCGGTTCCTCCAGCAGAAATAAGTGGTTGGAATCCAAGTCCTTGATCAGTCATACCAACCGAAACAATCACACCACCAACTGGCAGATTAGAGCTGTTAACATCATATGAAACAGAAGACGCAGTTCCTGCAAATCTGATGGAACTAATACCAGAACTTTCAAGAATTGTATAATCGCTAGTTGCACCTGGTCCTTGGAATACATCATTGATAAGCACGACAGCATTCTCAGTTGAAATACCAGTTACATTTGATGACTCAGATTGTAAAGTAAACAACCTATCTGTGCCATTAAATCCAGCAGAGATATCATCAAGAACTCGGTTTCTGTAATAAGTCTCATTTGAGGTATCTTGGACACCAGATCTTAAGAAGATTCTTCCTTGGAAAGAAGATCCAGTTGCGATTCCAGTCCAATCTCTTTCGTCAGGTCTATTTGTCGAAGTACCGAACGGTGTTTGTCCAACAGGAGGATCAACAAAGTTGAGGATGTTATCAACAATGTTGTAGTTTCCAACAACTTTTGTTACCAAAGCATCGGTAGAGTGACCAGCAAGTGCTGTTCCCAACCATTGTCTCTGAACTGAAAGTGTGTTTGTAGATCCAATACCGACACCAGATACCTTAACGATCTCATTTTCAATCTTAAGAAGGTCTCCACCAAAGATAGAGTTGATTCCCGTGCTTACAGTTATTCGATCATCACTAGAGGTTGCGGTTCTGTGAAGGTGAGTTGTAAGTGCAGTTGCAACGATTGGTGATTGAATCACATTATCAAGAGCTAGAATACCCTTAGAGTTTTGATTGCTAGCAACAAATCTGTGTGAGGTGCCGATTCCAACACTTGTGAAGTCGAGAACATCTGGAGTTGCTTTTAATGCCTTCTCTGCTGTAGATGCAAGTTTGATCTTATTATCATCAACCTTGATAGCAAATACAGTGCCAGGAACTTTATCAGTGGTTCCGATACCGACAAATGATGTTGATGCAATACCGATTGCCTGTGTGCTTGCAGCACCAGCGTGAACATAAGTCAGTTGCTCACCAGTAACGAAGAAGTGATCGGGCAGTCTGATGGTATTATCAGAAACGCTAACGATATCAGAGTCATCACCCTCAAAGTATCTTTCAAAGATTGGTGTGCTTCTATGCTTAAGTTCAAACGCTCTCTTAATGTCAGTGTCAGTTCCTTGATATTGTGAGAATGTTGTTTCGATGGTGCCATTTGTAAAGTTGACCTCAGATCTGTCATCATCTGCATGTCTCAGTGCAACCATGAACACTTTTGCCTGAGCCTCAACATTGGCAGGAGGGGTGTAGATAAGTTCTACAGTCGCTGCTACACCAACTGCTGCACCAGTGATTCTTGTTCCAATAGTACCAATACCAGATGTGGTCTCAATGATTCCAAACTCAGTATCATATGTGTCTCCAGATCCATCATCAGAAATGTAATCATCAACAACCAACACTTC